CAGACAAGGACGGGGCGAGAGGTTGGGCATTGTTACGGCGCCTGGCACTTCGGTCCGGTGCCTGCATCGTCTGCGGCGTGTCAGCGATGATGCTAATGATCGGTGCCGGCATGACGATCTGGACCGCAGGCAGCTTGGGCTGCCTGACTGCAATGGCCGGCGCCGATGTTGCCATAGGGTTGTACGAACGCTGGGCCGCCAAGCGGCTGGGTGTCTGCGAAGTGCCACCCGCCAACGGTGAACAGGGGTGATGCACCGGTCCGGGGCACCGAAAACCGCCGGGGACCCTGGGGTTATCCGAGGGGTACGGGGTCGGAAACCCGCGGGAAAGAGTTACTGGCCGGGTTGGAAAGTTGGTTAACAGAGGTTAACGGTTAACTGCCCCCGAATTAATTAGGTTAACTGGGGATTGCAAGCATGGAGTTCTTGACTAAGTCGGCGTACGCCACGGCCCGTAATTGGTCTAAACCTTACGTCTCGAAGCTGGCAAAACAAGGCCGTTTGGTTTTGAGCGAGACGGGTTTAGTCGACGTTGTTGCGACGGACCAATTGATTGCCAGAACGAGTGACCCAAGCAAGGCCGGTGCTACTGGCTGGCAGCCGGATACCTTCCCGGAACCGGTGCTTCCCCAAGCTGCGCTGAGCGGCCAGGTCCCGCCACCGCTACCCATGCCTGACTTTCACAAAGCGCGTGCGCGTCGTGAGCACTTCACGTCTCTCACTGTAGAGGCGGATTTTTATAAGAATCAGGGGACGCTTGTCGAAATGGCCGCGGTGGATGCAGCGGCGTACAGCACAGGGCGGTTACTGAGAGATCTGCTACTGGGCGTGCCCACACAGATCGCGCCTGAATTGGCCGCTATGACGGATCCTTGGCATGTAGAAAAACATCTTCTTACGGCTATCCGGCGCGCTCTTGAAGATGCGGAGCGAATGTCAGCTGCTGATCTGCAACATGCCTTGGTTAAACCGGAACACTCTCATGCTTAACGAACATGCCGATGGCGCAGAAACCTATCGCTTGGGGTACTTCAGAGGCCTTCGACCGGAACCCGAACTTTGGGTGGATGAGTGGGCCGATCAATTCATGCGTATTCCTCAGGACTCTGGAGCTGCCGAGCCAGGGCCCTACCGCACCAGTCGTACTCCTTACGCTCGTGAGCCAATGCGCTGCCTGTCTCCGTCTCACCCATGCAAACGCGTAGTGACGATGGTGGCATCTCAGTTGATGAAAACGCAGATCGCCCTTAATTGGATCGGCGGTTGTATTCACATGGCTCCGGCAAACATTCTACTTTTGGAACCCACCCAAAAACTGGCTCAGAGCGTCGCTGGTCGAGTCGACCAAGCGGTTCAGGCGGTGCCAGAGCTTCGCCAGCGTGTTGTAGTCCCCCGTTCCAAGAAAGGCACGAACACCTGGGAGAACAAGCAATTTGAAGGCGGCCGGTTGTTTATTGCTACTGCCGGCTCATCTTCGAACCTAGCAGAAAAATCGGTCCGTTATGTTTACGGGGACGAGATTGATCGCTGGGAGATGGATCTCGATAACGAAGGGGATCCGGTCAAGTTGGCTGAGGCGCGTGCGTCTACATTCGGACGCAATGCTAAGTTTTACTTTTCCAGTTCGCCAACTCTCAAAGGCGCATCTCGAATAGAGGACCTCTACAAAATCAGCGACCAGCGCCGCTACTACGTGCCATGCCCGCACTGCGGACACATGCAGGAGCTGGAGTGGGAGAGACTGAAATGGGACGAGAACTATAAGCGTGTGCAGTACTTGTGCAGCGGATTGGAGTGCGGCGCGCTGATCGACGAGCATGAAAAAGGAACCATGCTCGCAAAAGGTGAATGGCGCGCTCAAGCAGAAGGGGACGGCGAAACAGTCGGCTTTCACTTGAATGCCCTTTATGCGCCATTGGGTTGGACCAGTTGGGTGTCGCTGGCGAAAGATTTTGATGAGGCTTTGGTCAAACAGAAGCAGGGTGATCAGGCGACCATGCAGGTGTTTTACAACACCAGGTTGGCTCGTGTTTGGGACAACGCCATGGAGCAGACCAAGGCCGAAGTGCTGCAAGCCCGCGCTCTCTCTGAGCAGTACGTGCTGGGAACGGTGCCAGTAGGAGCGTTGATGCTCACTGCGGCTGTCGACGTTCAAGGCAACCGACTGGAGCTTATTGTCATCGGTTGGGGTATGGGTCTTGAACGGTGGGTTGTGGACTACCAGGTCATCATGGGAGACCCCTCGGATGCACGGACCTGGGAAATCCTCGACGAAAAGTTGAAGTCCCGGTACCGGCACACCAGCGGCGTCGGACTCGCCATTTTGGCGACTGCCGTGGATTCGGGTGGACACCATACCCACGAGGTGTACCAGTTTTGTCGTGTTCGACGCTGGCGGAACATCTTCGCAGTTAAGGGGGAAAGTCAGCCAGGCAAAAATATCATTGCTCAGCGTGCCTCCCGGGTGGACGTTAACTGGCGCGGCAACATCGAGAAAAACGGTGCCGAGCTCTGGATGATCGGTACCGACACGGCAAAGGACTGGATTTACAACCGATACCCGCTGGAGTCAGGGCCGGGTTCTCTGCATTTTGCCAGAGATTTGCCGGATGACTTTTTTGCTCAGTGTGTTGCTGAGCGTAAGGTCGCGCGTTACGTCAAAGGCAAGCGTCGGGTGGAGTGGACCAAGGGTAAGGCCGAACGAAATGAAGCGCTTGACCTAATGGTCTACGCATTGGCAATGGCTGAGTATTTGGGGTTGGGCCGGTACAACGAAAGCGATTGGGACAAGGTTCGCCAATCGCTTATGCAACATCATCTTTTTGACGACAAGACGATACCTGCAGAGACCGACGAGCAAGAAACCCGAACTTCGCGAGAGGTAACGGCATATAGCAACACTGCTCCTCTACGACCACCAAAAATGGCGATAGCTCAATCCCCAGTCGCCACTCAAACCCAGCCGATGTCTGTGCCCCCACGCCGCGTCAGTCGAAGCGGTTACCTGAAGAGACGCTGATATGTCATTTACCAAAAAGCACCTCGACGCGGTTGAGGCGGCCATCGCTCGCGGTGAAAAAACCGTGCGCTACACCGACCGCACCGTGGAGTACCGCACTGTCGACGAGTTGCTCAAGGCTCGCGAAGAAATACGTTCGTCGTTGGTCAACGCCGCCGGGCCACGTTCGCGCGTGGTCCGGCTGTATCACGGAGGCAAGGGAGTCTAATGGCCCGCCAGTTCCCGACGTTGACCCGTAACGGATTTGTGCTGCCGTCGAACATCAAGGCCAGTTACGAAGGCGCCGGAGAAGGGCGCCGCTCCACTGGCTGGGATGCTCCCGACAACGGGATCAACAGCATCAACACCCCGGCACTGCGCAACCTGCGGTCGCGTTCCCGGGCAGCGGTTCGCAATGACCCGTATGCCTTCAACGTGATCGACAAGCGCGTCAGCAACCTGATTGGCACGGGCATTACTCCTCGGCCGACGACCGACGATGATGCGTTACGCAAGCTCCTCCAGGAGCTGTGGGGTGATTGGGTCGATGAATCGGATGCGGATGAGCGTACCGACTTCTACGGCCAGCAGGCCCTGGTGGCGCGCACGGTTGAAACCTCGGGTGAATGTTTTGTGCGGCTACGACCTCGCGCTTTGGACGAGGGCTTGGCGGTTCCACTGCAGCTCCAGATTCTGGCGCCGGAGTTTGTCCCGCATGACAAGTACGAGAGCACCAAAACCGGCAACGTTATCCGCGCCGGGATCGAGTTCAACCCGGGCGGCAAGCGGGTGGCGTACTGGATGTACCTGTCGCATCCTCGCGATGCGGCATCGCTGAACGCCGGCTACAACCAGCTGGTACGGGTGCCGGCTGCCCAGGTGCTGCACATTTTTGAACCGGTCGAGCCGGGTCAGTTGCGTGGAGTGCCCCGATTGTCGCCGGTACTCAAGCGCCTGCGCAGTCTCGACAACTACGACGACGCGGTGTTGTTTCGCCAGGAGGTGGCGAACCTGTTTGCCGGCTTCATCAGTCGTCCAGCGCCGGACTCGGGGCAGACGCCACGGGATCCGGTCACCGGCCAGCTGTTGGATCTCGACCGTGACGGCTTCACGCCGATGGTCGCGCTGGAGCCCGGCACCATGCAGGAGCTGGGACCGGGTGAAGAGGTGGAGTTCTCCAAGCCACCGGACGCGGGCAACAACTACCCGGACTTCATGCGGCAGCAACTGATGGCTGCGGCAGCGGGCTCCGGTACGCCTTACGAGATCCTCACCGGCGACATGCGCGGGATCAACGACCGGGCGCTACGCGTGGTGCTCAACGAGTTTCGACGCCGCCTGGAACAACTGCAATTCGGTGTTTATGTCCACCAGCTCTGCCGACCAGTGCGGGCGGCCTGGATGGACATGGCCGTGTTGTCCGGTGTCCTGGTGGTGGGCGATTACGCGCAGAAGCGCCGTGACTATTTGCGTACACGTTGGGTGCCGCAAGGTTGGGCCTACATCCAGCCCGTACAGGACGTACAGGCGCGGCGGATGGAAGTACAGGCGGGCTTCGCTTCACGCAGCGAGATGGTGCTGCGCACCGGCTATGACGCGGAAACGGTCGACGCGGAAAACGCTGCTGATCTGCAACGAGCCACGACCCTTGGCCTTAATTACAACACTCTCGACGCCGTCGTCACCAACGACGACAAGGAGCAACCATGAGCAAGAAAGCGCGCCCGCGCATTTACAACCGCGCAGGCAAGCAGGTGCAGGTGCAGGACAAAACCTGGTACGCCGTGCAAGCCAGCGGGGAGGCTGTCGAGCGAGTGATCGAAGTCTTCGTCTACGGCGAGATCGGCGCCTGGGGGATCACCGCCAATCAGTTCGTGCAGGACCTGCGCGCCATGGACGACGGTGTCTCGGAGGTGATCGCCGCGTTCAACAGCGTCGGCGGTGACTTGTTCGACGGCTTGGCCATGCACAATGCGTTGAGGCGCTTGGGCGCGCGCTGCACCGGGCGAATTGATGCCTTGGCCGCCAGTGCGGCCAGCGTGGCGGTGTGCGGCGCGCACAAGGTCGTCATCGCCGAAAGCGCGATACTGATGATCCATAACCCCTGGACCTACGCGGCGGGTGACGCCGAAGACTTCCGCAAGGTGGCTGACGTCCTTGACCAGACGATGGAAGCCATCATCGCGGCCTACAAGGCGAAGGCACCGAACATTGATGAGGCCGAGTTGCGGCGGCTGGTCGCTGCTGAAACCTGGTTGACTGCCAATGAAGCTCTGGCCCTGGGGCTAGCCGATGAAATTGGCGACGGCATCAAGGTTAAGGCCTGTCTCGGCCAAGGTGGCGTGCTGCAGCGTTACCAGCACGCACCGGCTGAACTGCTGGCTCAGCTCGACGAGCCACTCGAGCCGGATCCTGAGCTGGAGCCGATCGATCCGCCGTTAGTGCCGGTGGTGGTCGATTCGGCCAAGTTGGCACTGATGATCACCCAGCGTTGCACGGCGGCGGGCATCAGCAACCTGGTCGAGCCGCTGCTCAACTCGACCCAGCTCGAAAGCGAAGAGATTGTTCTGGCCGGCCTGGCACGCGCCAAGGCGGTGAATGACCTGTGCGTGGCGGCGCGTTTGCCGGAGTTCAGCGCCGAATACGTGTCAGCGGGGCTGGATGCTGCGGCGGTCCGGGCGCGTCTGTTCGACAAAATCGTCACCAGTGGCAAGGGCTTTGAAATCGATAACAGCCTGCCGCTGGACAACGACCCAGCACCGAAGGTGCTGGCCAAACAACCTGACCCCACCTCGATCTGGGCTTCGCGACAAGCGGCTCAATCTGGAACTGCGCACGGCGCGAAAGGAGCAAGACCATGACCATCAAAAAAGAGCCGATCCACGCGGGTGAATTTCTCCTCTCCGAGGGCGCCGGGAACATCTCGCGGGAAACGATCAACGTTGCCGCTGGGCCTGCGCTGAATCCCGGCCAAGTCCTCGGTCTGGTGACGGCCACGGGCGAGTTTGCGCCGTATGACCCAGCCGCTGAAGACGGAACTCAGGCTGCCGTGGCGATCCTCTACGGGCAGTTGGGAGAGTCGGACATCGTGCGCCGTGGTCGCGCCGTGGTGCGCTTGGCCGAAGTCAGCGAAGTGCATCTGACTGGGCTTGATCCTGAGGCTGAAAAGGACC